GATATTGTAGATTTATACGGAATCCAAGAGAGATTCCTTGAGCACTTTGATCGTTCTGATGAATCAGGACAAGATATTAATAATTGGTATGCTTCAAATAAAACTTTAGTTCCAGAAGAGTACCGCACAGATATATTCTTCCATACTTTTAAGATTTATCAACTTAATGAAAGCCGAGATATCATCGACTTTGGAACAGCCAGAACCTGGGCGGGTAATAAAATAATTATTGAGTACGATTATCACTACAAAGACCCCTCAACCCCACTGGTATAATCAGTAAAAACGCTGTTATAATTAATACGAGGAAACAAGCCCTTTATTTCATATAAAGGAAAAGGTGAAAAAATATGGCATATTCAAGAGGAAGTAACGCTAACATAATCGTTGGCGCAGCAGCGCTCTTCACATACGAAGACGGTGCCCTTACACCATCTACTTCAGTTCCAGCATTCGTGTCTGGTACAAAGTACACAGAGACCCTTTCAGCATCAGCCAACACTGCAAAGTGGCGTAACGTAGGCTATACCAGCAATGGTCTAGAACTACAGTTCCAGCCAGATTTCGGTGAAGTTGCTGTTGATCAGGTTCTTGACGTAGCAAAGTTGTTCAAGCAAGGTATGAAGGTCAATCTAAAGACATCATTCGCTGAAGCAACAATGGAAAACCTTCTAGTTGCATTAGCAGCAAAGGATTCTAACTTGTCTACAGTTGCGGGAAACCCAACACTTAACCTATCTGCAGGAGACTTGGGCGATGTCCCAGTTGAAGCAGGTCTAATTGCTGTAGGTCCAGGATCTGGCGACGCAGCAGTTGCAAAGGAGCGTATCTACACTGCATACCGTGCACTTTCAATCGAAAGCGTAACAGTATCTGCAAAGCGTGATGCTGCTTCTATGTTTGAAGTTTCATTCCGTCTACTTCCAGATGACTCATCTGGTTCATACGGAAAGATCGTTGACCGTACCGTTGGCACTGCTGGCGGAGGCGCTTAATCTTTAAACCACAACTTAATAATAGAATTGGCCTCATCCTAACGGATGGGGCTTTTTCTTTTGGTATACTTATATAATGGCAACAAAAATATATGAATCAGGACAAGTAGAATTACTCAATGGAGTTATAGTTGAAGCAGTACCATTAAAGATAAAATATTTAAGAGAATTAATGGATGCCTTTGAACTTGTTAAAAACTCTGATGGTGATGATGAAGCAATGACTAACCTTGCTTTGTGTGCCTCTATAGCATTAAAGCAATACTGCCCAGAGTTTTATCCAGAAGCAGAAGACATATGTAACATGCCAATTGTATACAAACTCCTCAACTATGCTGCAGGTATTAAAGTAAATAAAGATTCAGAAGAGTCTGTAAAAAAGCAGGCAGTAGACAGTGGATCTTCCTGGGAAGAATTAGATTTAGCAAAGATAGAATCAGAAGTATTTTTGCTTGGGATCTGGAAAGATTATCTAGAACTAGAAAAGTCAATGTCTATGCCAGAGATACTTGCAACCCTCAGTGTTAAAAGAGAATTGGATCATAACGAAAAGAAATTTATAGCAGCAATGCAAGGAGTAGATTTAGATGCTGGTTCTGGTGGCGGTCAGCAAGAATGGGAAGACATGAAGGCCAGGGTATTCAGTAAAGGTCAAGCAGTTGATGGAAATGACATTCTTGCCTATCAAGGTGCAACAGCATCAAAGGCAGGGTTTGGTGTAGGTATGGGTATAGACTACGAAATTGTAGAGGGTTAAAAAAACACGCTTGCTGTGGTATAATTAATTTAACAATCCACAGGAGGAAATACTATGGCAGACAAAGCCACAACAGATAAAAAGCACGTAGTTTTAATCGACGGTACAAAGGTAACAGTACAACCACTAAAGATTTCACTACTTAAGCCATTCATGCAAAAGTTCCAAGAACTAAGCACAGTGGCAGACAATAATGAAAAGTCTATGGACATTCTTCTTGATTGCGTACAGATCGCATTCAAGCAGTACAGTCCAGAACTCGCAGACGATAGAGCAGCACTAGAAGAAAACATCGACCTACCTACAGTATATGAAGTAGTAGATGCAGCCTCTGGAATCCAACTTGCTGATCCAACTGCATTAGTTAATTCTTTAACTAAGTAAAAATAATGTAAAGAGGTGGAATGAAACGTGTCTGATGTAAATGCTAATATAGGCATACATTTTGATACGGCCACGGCTCTTTCAGAATTAAGAAGGCTTCAGGCTGGTCTAAGCAAGTTTAACCAATCCTTAACACAAGGAAACATTGCTGCTGAAAATGCACAAAAGGGTTTAAACAGCCAACTCATCCAGTCGATTAATCAAACTGGAAAGTTCATTGCTAGCCAAAAGGATGTCCACACTTCCACTGCAGCCTTCACCAGTGCGCTAGAAAAAAACCAGTTAAGCCTTAAACAATATTTTAGATACACCGCAGCAGCCACATCATTAAACAGCAATGTCTTAAAAAACTTCTTTGCTCAAGAGAAGGAAATCCTTCAACGTGCAAGCAAGGATAGAGTAAAGACACTTCAAAGTCAATATGTCCAATTAACAAATGCTAATGGTCAATTAGTAAAGACGCTTCAGGTCATGCCAAAGCATCTGCAAATGACCAATGGCGCTTATACGGATTATGCAACACGTGTTCAGATGGCTGCACAAAGACAGCAGTTCCTCAACCAACTACTCAAGCAGGGTTCAACACAACTATTGAATTTTGGTAAGAATACTCAGTGGGCAGGCCGTCAGTTAATGGTTGGTTTAACAATTCCTCTTACAATGCTTGGATCCTTTGCTGCTAAAACATTTAGAGAAATGGAAGAAGCAACTGTAAAATTCCAGCGTGTATACGGGGATATGGCAACTAGCGTTGCAGAAACAGATAAGGCTGTTGATGGAATTAAAAGACTCGCTGGTGAGTTTACCAAGTATGGTGTTGCAGTAAAAGATACAATGAACATGGCTGCAGATGCAGCAGCAGCAGGCTATGCTGGCGCAGCACTTACCGCTCAAGTAACACAGGCAACTAGGCTTGCTGTTCTTGGTCAGGTTGATCAGCAACAAGCCCTAGAGACTACTATATCTTTGCAAAATGCTTTTGGAATATCTTCTGAACAATTAGCAACCAAGATTAACTTTCTCAACGCTGTAGAAAACCAAACTGTTCTATCTATTGAAGATTTAACAATTGCAATTCCAAAAGCAGCCCCAGTAATCAAGCAACTTGGAGGATCTGTTGAAGATCTTGCGTTCTTCCTAACAGCAATGAAGGAAGGTGGCATCAACGCATCAGAAGGTGCTAACGCACTTAAATCTGGTCTTGCATCTATGATTAACCCTTCCAAGAAAGCAGCAGAGATGCTCGCTGGGCTTGGTATTAATATCAAGGGAATTGTAAATAATAATGCGGGGGACATAAAGGGAACCGTAGTAGGATTTGCAAGAGCATTAGATACACTAGATCCACTCAACCGTGCTAGAGCAATTGAGCAGATGTTTGGTAAGTTCCAGTTTGCCCGTCTATCAACATTATTCCAGAACATAACAAAAGATGGTAGTCAGGCTTCTAGAGCACTAGGTTTGGCAGGCGCCTCTATGGAAGAGTTAGCAATCCTGGCAGAGCGAGAAACATCAAAGATTGAAAATGCAACTGGAAAGAAATTCCAAAAGGCAATTGAAGATATGAAGGTTCAATTGATGCCTTTGGGTAAGGCATTCCTTGAGGCTGCAACACCTATTGTAAAATTTGTTGGAGATATATTAGCAAAGTTTAATAACCTAAGTGATGGAACAAAGAAAATCATAACAACTATTGTTGGAGTGGTTGGAGGTTTGGCACCAGTTGCACTCATGGCTTTTGGTTTGCTTGCTAACGGAACTGCAAACGTAATCAAGTTCTTTGCAATGCTCCGTGGAGGAATGGCAAAACTTAATGGACAAAGCAACGTCCTTGGTGCAGGCTTTGACTATATGACTCAGCAACAGATTGAAAGCCTTGCACAGTCTAACGCACTTCATACATCACATCAAAAATTAATTGAAACATTTAATGTTGAAGCAGGAGCAGCAAATGCCTTGGCAGCAGCATATGGAAATGCAGCATCACAGGCAAGAGCACTTGCAATGTCATCCCCAGGATTATTTAATGCAGCCCCTGGTGCGATGGGCGCAACATCAGGTCTTGCTCCAAGAAAGTATGCAGAGGGTGTATTCAGCGTTCCAGGTACTGGTACTGGCGATAAAGTCCCAGCCATGCTTGAACCAGGAGAGACTGTTGTATCAAAAGAAAACACTGATAAGTATGGACCACTACTAAGAGCAATTGGAAATGATTCTGTTCCAGGATATGCAACTGGTAGAGATGGTATTGGTGCAGATGGATCAAATATTTCTTTTGGTGGCAGAAGTTATGCAATACCAAATAGAGCAACACCACAAAGCGCAAATCTTGCATTAATTTCAGAACTATCTAAGTTCAGCAAAGACATTGAAGGAGTATCTCGTGTATTGCAAAGACTTGAAGATGAAGCAAGAGCAGCAGGAGATGGATTTAAAAAGTTATCTGGGGAAACATTAAAAAACATTCTTGAACAAGAAGGCGTAGCAAGAAATAGACCAAAGGGAACCTCTGCAACAACGTTCAACGGAGAGAATCTTGTATTTGCTCATGGTCAGGCGCCAGGCGCCCCAATAAGAGATCCACAAGAACTGCAAAGGCTTGCAGACTTAGCAACATCAAAAACATCTGGAGTTGGAAAGCACCTACAGTCTTCAGCAGATGCTGCTAGAGCAGGAGATCCAAATGGATATGTTAGACAGTTTAGCAATTTTGGATTCATGCTTCCAGAAAAAGCAAATAAGGGACAGATGTCTCCTACAGATCTTGCCTCTAGGTTTAGTGGCGAAGATATGTCAATTACAATGGCCCCGATGTATGATCAGTATGCAAGGTCTATGGGGATGTCATTGCAAGAAGCACTTAATGATCCTGCAATTGCATCTCAAATGCATGCAGATATGCAGGTGTTTGCAGGCAGAATTTCAAGCGAAGTTTCAAAGATTCCAACAGAGTTTGTTAATGATCCAGAATTTTACGCAGCAGTAGAGCAAGCACAATCTCAACTTGGGGATTCCGTCAGTGGAATGATGAAGCAGGCAATTGCTGATGCCAAATCAACTTCAGTTGTTGGTACTTTTGGCGGTGCAGAGAATCGTGGCTCAGAAGGTCAAAGAATATCTTTAGCAGCCAAAGAAACAGCCCTAAGATCAGAACTTGGTGCTTCATCAAGTGTAAAGCCATACAGGAAAAGAAATCCAGAATTTGTAAAGGCTTCAACAGAAATTAGCGATGCATTAGATAAAGATTTGACAAGAGCAGAAAAAGAGATTGCAAAGACAGCATCGCCATCAAAGAGAACTAAAAAACTTGGACAAGATATTGGAGATGGACTAAGTCAAGGGCTAGCATCAAAAACTAAGGATGTATCAGCACAGTCAGATAAACTAAAGAATGCTGCCAAGATTGACACTGATAATAAAGAATTTTATGATGATATAGATACCCCAGATATGAGAGACCAAAGACAGGTTCTTAAATCTCTTGATAGGAGAAGAAGATCAGGTAAGGGTTCAATATCCTCTGGATCCAGTTCTGACAGAATTGATAAATCATCTGCAACGCTAACACTAGAGGTAGATAAACTATCTAAGGCAACTGGGGATTCACTAGAGGCACAGAGAAGACATCAAGATAACATAGTAACAGCGTCAGATCTTGCTGAAGCAACAGCAAATAGTTCACAACAAATTGCAAATGCAGCAGATCAAACAGCAAATGCACAGCAAACATCTTCTATGCTTGCAGATCAAATTTCAAAGAAAGATCGTGAAATTCTTGCAGAGAAAGAAAGAGAACTTGCTGCACTTCGTGCAAAGATTAGTTCTTCTGCTTCACAGTCACAAAATCTTGATAACAGACTTACAAAAGAACAAGCGCTCAAAGAAGCCTCTGGATATGCTCGTGAAGATGGAAAAGTATTTATTGATCCAGGTACAGGCGACCCAATGGACAAGAAGACATACAATAAGATGAAGCGTGGCATGCGTAGAGAAAAGGTTGGAAAGTTCTCTGGCAAGGCTGCTGGAGGCCTAGGAATGGCTACTATGGTCGCAGGCACCATGGGGGCACCACCAGCAGTAACAGGAGCACTTGGAGCAGCATCTACAGTTGCATCTATTGCCCCAGCACTAGCAGGAATGGGTCCAGTAGGTTGGGCTGTTGCAGGTCTTGCAGCCGTTGGTGGCGGAGCATACTTACTTAATAAACATTTTGAAGGCGCAGCAATAGCAACTGCAAAATTTGTAACAGCAACATCTGCTACATCTGATCTAATGAAAAAGATTGGCCAAGAAACTGGTCTTGTTGGTGCATCTGAAATTATGAACAAGAGAAGAGGCGATGGACTTCTTTCTGGATATAATGAGGCAGCACGTAAGGGAACCATGGAAGGCGAGAAGTTTATGGGGTCCGCAACTGGTAAAGAGTTGACAGCAACATACACAAAGAACGCAAATGAGAATGGTTCTGAAGTAGCAGCCCAGCAGTTTGCAATGCAATTAGCAGCAGCAGTTGCTGATGGAACTATGAGCGCAGACCTTGCAAGTCAAACAGCCTACCAACTTGGAGTTAACCTAAAAGACTCTAGCATATCTATGAAGGTTGATGGACAACTAAGAAATCTTATCGGTGCAAATGGAGAAGACTTAACAAGAGATCCATTAACAGTAAGAACAAGACTTGCAGTAGTTGCTGGAGGAAGATCAGACCAGGTAGTCCAAGGACTAAATGAGGCTTTAGCAAAAGGCAATAGCGGTAGAACTGAAGCAGCACAACTTGCTGCCTCTGGTGCTAATGCGATTGAAATGGCACAGATGCAAGCCGACGGAATGGCAAGATACTATGAAGACCAGGTAAAGTCTTTGACAGCACAACGTGCTGCAACAACCAACAAAGAAAGACAATTAGAATTAGATAATCAGATTAAGGCAGTTCAAGATCAGCAGATTGCTGGAATGGAAAAGATGAACAGGCTTGTTGCTGCCCAGGTATTAAGACAAGAAGGATATTTAAGAGATGAAATAATTGGAGATTATACAGGCACTGCAAAAGAAGATGCATTCTTTGATGCTAGCAAGGCTGATGTAAAGGCTAAGTACAAAGGAACAGCATATGAGGCATCTGCACAAAGAGTTCTTAATCTTGGCGCACGTGCCGATGAAGACAAATCATTTGGAAGCGTTGCAGCAGGAAGGGTGTTTGAAGGAAAGATTCAAATGCTTATGGCTTCTGGTCAAATGAATCCTCAACAAGTGGAAACAATGATGAAGATATTTAATGGCAACCTTGCAAGTATGGATGTTGCTTTAAATGTGGGAATTAAAAAACAAGGTGCTACAAAGGTAGCAGAACTAACATCACTTCTTTCTGGAATGAAAAACAAGACAACAGCACAAAACATTGTTGTTAATATGGTCAGAAAGAGTCCAGCAGAGTTTGATAGAGTTGGTAAGGCTTTGGCACTTCTTAGCGCATCAGATGGATTAGAAATAGACATGAGTGCCTACATTGATACAGTAGGTCTTCCAGGATTAGAAAAACTTGCTGCAAAACTTGATCTAATTGAAGCAATGAAGAGTCCAATTGAAAAGCAAGCCATTATTGATTTTGGCAAAGACACTGGTACAAATATGCAGGGAATTATTGATAACTGGACATACTTTAGTAATCTTAAAGATCCAGTTCAAAAAGAAGCAATACAGACCTATACAGCATTACACAATACTCTAATTAGTTTTGAAAACGAAGATGCTCGCAGAGCATGGGCTGCAAAACTTGCAGAACAAGAAGCACTTGGCTTTGGAGCAAAAGGTTCAAAAGAATATACAACAGCCTATACTACAAAATTTAATACCCTTACATCGGGAACACTTAATGATCCAGCAGCAGCAGCAAAGACTGCAAACGCAATGGTCGTAGCAAAATATGGAGTAGATCCAGTTGTTGCATCAAAGGCAGCAGGCAAGGCTACAGACACTGGATCAGGCACAAAGCCAGCAGACCCATATGCAGATTTACTAAAGAGACTTAAAGAGGTTCGCCTTGCATCTATAAATGCAGAGGGTGGAATTAAGGCTTTAAATAAAGCACTTCTAGCAGCAAAGAAGGGCGGTATTGGAGATGCATACAAGGGCATTAAAGAACAAATGCAGGATAAGGGCAAGAACTCTCAGTACATGGACTTCATTATGGGTCTTGATCCAAAAGAGCAAGCAAAGTTTATGCGTACCGCCAAGGCTGGAACTGGGAAAAATAAAGGCAAGGCTATTGATCCATTTACTGGTAAGGTCATTAAGGATGGAAAAGTTGGAGATGTTGTATTTAGCAAGAATGCACAACAGGTAGAGGCTGGACTCAATAAAGCAATTACTGGAGATTTTATTGTTGCACAAAAAGCAGTTCTTAAGAATTTAAATGAACAAGAAATTGTAACAAAGAAGTTGGCTGCGCTTGGAATGTCTAACTCTGAAATTCAGCAGGTACTTTCAGATGAAGCAATGACAACAGTTATTGCCACAGGCAAGATTACAGACAAAGAGTTAGCAACAAACATTGCACTAGAAAAGCAAAGAGTTGCACGAGAAAAGATTAATGAATTAATTAATGTTGGAAAGACTGCTATTGAAGAACAAAGTAATAATACAAAGATTCCAGCAGTACTAGAATTCTTTGCTAAGAATGGCCCAGCCATGTCTCCAAAGGCATTAAACTCATTAATCTCAGATCCAAAATCTCTTGCAGGCGCCATCGCAGCAATGGAAACTTATGGAACAGATGCAGAAAAAGCCAAGGAGCAAGTTGAGGCCATTGCGAAGGGCTTAGAGGCAGTTCAAGCAAATTCAACAATTAAGATTGCACTTGAATATGCAAATTCTGATTTAAAGGGCAAGGCTACAAAGGGTCTTGAGGCTGCACAAAAGATTATGAATGTTAGAAAAACTGCATACTCTAACATGTCAATAAACGAATTACGCAAGGCTCAGACATCAGACAACACTGCTCTTGGTGGAAAGGCTTCTTGGAATGTTGGAGAAGCAGGATACCAGGCAGCGGTAAAGAATGGTGTAGACCCATCTGCAGGAATGATGGGCAAGTCATTGGCAAGTATTCAAAAGCAACGTGCATCACTAGCACAAGCAATTGGCGTTGCAACAGCAAAGACTACAGCCCTTGAATCACAACTTACAACTGCCCAAAATAAACTTTCTAAAGACTTAGAGACAAACGCTAAAAAGTATGAAAGTCTAATTAAGTCACAAGAGTCAATCATTAAAACAAAGCAAGACTTCATTAAGAAGAATTTTGAAGATCCAGCAAAGGCTCTTGGTGTCGAGTCTAATAAAATTTCAAACGACTTATCGATTATGGCTCACTCTGCTGATGAGATTAATAAGAAGTATGACGCTCAAGCCGAAGCCCTTGCAAACGTACAGCGTATTAATGAAAATATTATTCGCCAACAACAGCAACAGTTGGGCTTAGCAGACGCATTGTCATCTGGAGATATAGCAGCAGCAGCAAAGGCTGCTCAGGATATGAGAGCAGCAGATGCGTCCAATTACGCAGGCGGAGTTTCATCTGCAATGGATCAGTCACGCAACAATGAGATAAAAAATCTAAAAAATGATTCTGGACAAAGTCAAGAGCAGTTACAAGAAAGACAGTACCAAATTTCTCAAGAACTCTTCAAGTTAGAAACAGATCCAGCAAGGCTTGCTGCAGAGAAGGCAATAGAAGAAGCGCAGGCTCAGATAGTCGTATATCAAGAAGCCCAAGTCGCAGCAGCCGAAAAACTACAATCTGACTTTGATACAATAAACGCAACAATACAAACTCAACTTGCTGATCAAAAAACTATTCTTGATACATTAATGCAACAGGATGCACAACTTGCTTTAGAGGAAATATCTGCTCAAGCAGTTGTAGATCAGATCATGGCTTTAGATGATAGTTCTGGGCACACACTTGAAATGTGGGAAGAGATAGTTGCAAAGATGGAAGAAGGCGAGCCACTATCCGAAGCCTATGCAGTTGCTATGGAGGCAGCAGCAGATTCAGCGCTAAACAATAAAAATAGTTGGGCTTCAGTTCTTGACACTATGAATAAGATTCCTAAGAGTCTATACACAAAGCATGTGTATGACGAAATTCACAATATTACAAACTATATCACCAACTATGTAACAACTGTTGCAGTTGCTGCAAAGACTGGTGGTAAGTCAGATGGAGGAACTGCAGACTCAAATACAGGAAGTGCAAATACAAGCAAGACAGCAGGAGGAAAGTGGGCTCCATATGCTATGGCTTCGGGCGGAATGGTTCCAAGATACTTTGCACAGGGTGGATTTAATATGATTCCAATTGGAACTGATACAATTCCTGCAATGTTAAGTCCTGGAGAGTTTGTTGTAAGTAAGTTTGCGGTAGATAACTTTGGAGTAGATAAACTTAGGTCTATAAATACTGGCAATACAGACCTTGGCTCAGTGTATAATTATAACCTAAGCGTTAATGTTAAGTCTGATGCAAATCCAAACGATATAGCCCAGACAATCATTGAACAAATTAGGCAAGTAGACAATCAACGAATTAGGAGCAACAGACTATAATGGCAACCGCATCGTATATGTCAGGACGCAAAAAGTGGGGAAGGCCCCAAGCGTTGCTTTGGTCTGAAAATTCGGGGAAGTTAGACAATGGACTGTACGTGCCAAACGGATTAGAAAAGGGTGCAACAGCAACAACAGATACCTTAGTCAATCAATTCATTGTGCTATCAGATCACGGAAGAGCCCCTATTGATATATCAACAGAAAGAATTGAGAAGCGTGAAAGAACTGTAAATGGTAAATCAAGATCTTATCATATTGCAGACAAGAATAAGTTTACTGTCTCGTGGACAGGACTTCCATCAAGAGCATTTTCAGATGCCCCAGAGTTTTCCGTAATGGGAAAAAAGACTAGCGCTGGCATTGGGTTTACTGTAGATGGTGGAGCAGGTGGAGTAGAACTGTTAGACTGGTATGAAAACCATAAAGGTTCTTTTTGGATGTTTTTGTCTTACGACAAATACAATACGTTTGGATCTGACTCAGAGGCTAAAATGCACTTGCAGCAATACAACGATATCGTTGAAGTGTATATCTCAAACTTTAATTATAAGGTTGGAAAACGTGGACAAACACTACATGATTTTTGGGATATTACGGTAACCCTGGAAGAGGCGTAATGTTTAACAATGCAGAACTAAACCAGCATCTACTGTCTTCTTCTGTAGTTCAAACAAACTCTTTAGTTATTGCAGAGTGGAACCTTAACATTCCAACAAACATTAAGCAAATAGGAAACTACAGATACAGACCAACTGATCAAACATCTACATATAACAACATTGTATCTTCTTTTGACATTAACGACGCTGGCAATCATTATACAGGCGCAACAGATTCAGACATAACTGTTGATGGTGGGTACACGGATAACAATCTTCCAACTACACTAACAAGAGCAAAAGATAAATTAAAAATGATCTACTCTTTAGAGTCTTGCTTCCAACAGTTTAGGCCACGATCTGGGATTAACAAAGCGTCATACCTACCTGGGAGATATCTTCATAGCCAAAATATAAACATGGCACGTAGACCGAGATATTATATGCCTGATAAAAATGATAAATTCAAATACTGGACTTCTTTAAGGACCGAAGGAAATGCTGAGCACGGAATTTCTTTTCTGTCATCTGGTGGACAGTATGCAATTAATGATTCAGCACCATATATTGTTTATGAAGAAGAGGTTCCAGCAAACCGTGTAGTCGTTAAATTACAAACGCACTCTGGCAACGTTGACCTTGGGCCATTTTCAAATTCAACAGGAACATATTCTGATCCATTATACGGTGATGCTAATAAAAGCGTTCCACTGAGGTGGAAAATTCAGGGGCTAAAAAATAATACCTGGATAGACCTAGTATCATTTACAGAAACATCTTTAAGACAAGACGGAACCCCAGTAATAAAGACAGACGGTTACGTTGAGTTAGCCTATGGATTAAAGATACCTAAGAAATATAGAGATATCTTTATTTATGCAGAAACGTATACCTCTGAAGACTTCTTGCCAGACGAGTCAGTAAATGGATATTCTTATTTTATAAAGCAGTCAGATACTGATATTGGCTATTACGTTATATTTATTAATGGAAACAGAGAGACATTTGTTCCAGAGTATGGTTGGTACCTAGAGGAAGACTCTGTTGATAGGCTTACAAACTTTGTTACAGATACTACTTCTCCAATCAAATTTACAACCACAACAAATAGCGGATATAAGTACCGTGAGTTTGACTACATTGGTGGACTAAGGATTGTTGCACAAACAATGAATAAAGTTGGAGCAACACTAGATCTTATTGAATTATCTCCAAGACTATCTGTAAATGTTTCAGACAAGGTTACTACTCTAAACTTAAAGAAGAGTGCCTCAGATTTAGGGTCAAGTGGATTGCCAGTTGGTCAACTGTTAGCCTCAACAGGCACACTGGCCTTATTTGATTTTGATGATGCTTTTAGTGCTAACAATACAAGCAGCATTATTTCTAAATATATTACCAACCATATACAATTTAAGATTTATGATGTAACTGTAAATTTGAATGGCTATGATTACATGGTGCCAATTAAGACAATGTATTGTGAAGGTTTCCCAAAATATGAAATTGCTAACAAGAAACTTACTGTAGAACTTAGAGACCTATTCTTTTACTTTGAATCACTCACTGCGCCACAAACACTATTTAGGGATGCCAGCCTTAGTTCTGCAGTATCATTTTTACTAGACGCCATTGGATTTTCAAACTATGCATTCAAGAGAGTTCCTGGAGAGGTAGATCTCATAATCCCATTCTTCTTTATTCCACCAGATAAAAATATTGCAGAAATTTTACAAGATCTTGCAAGATCTACACAGACAGCAATGTTTTTTGATGAATACAATAATTTTATCTGTATGAGTAAATCTTATATGATGCCAACAGAAACAGAAAGAGTTTCTGATTTTACTTTATCAAAAGACCTAAACATCATTGATGTATCTTCAAAGAATAATTTAGTTTATAATAACGGATCTCTTAATTACGAGACAAGATCAATACAAAAAACCTACGGCTCAATTAAGCAGGCAAGCCTAATTGATTCTGATAAAACGTGGATATACAAGCCCGTTCTTTTGTGGGAAGTAACTGGAACAGAAAATACAAAAACATCTACTGGTCAAATAACAAACCAGTCAGACTATACACTTAGCGCAATACCTTTAAATTCAAACCTGTCCGCCACCGTTCCGTATGTAAAAAATAATATAGTTGTTGATAATGTTATTGACTTTGGAGAAGGGGTTTACTGGATATCTAGGTACAATGGATATTTTTACTCTAATGGAGAAATCATTAAGTATGATGCTGTAGAGTACAGCATATCGGGACAAGGAAATGTTTGGATATCTAGCACACAAGAATACGCTAATTACTTTTCTAAAATATCATTTAATGGAAAACTTTATCCAACAGGAAGAGTAAGGATTTACTCTATTCCAAAATATGAAACTTTTCAGGGTGTTCTTAGATTACAGAATGGCGAAGTTGAAGAACATGGACGTGGACAGTTTGGAACTGAGGTCGTTTCGCATAAAGCAGCCATATCAGATCATTGGCTAAATAGTAGCAACGTAAGAGGTTGCGACATGAATTCAGACTATCTATTTAAAACTAATTACGGAACAGCAACGGGAGTAATTGCAGCAGCAGGAGTTAACTCTGCCACTGCTCAGAAAAGTGGAAGAACTAATATAATTAAAAACTTCTTATCAACAACATTTGTAGATGAAAAAACAATCAACTCAATACGAGCAACTCAGACTGGAACTGTTCAGTCTTCTGCTTTTGTCCTATCTGGCCCAAGTTTTTCTGCACAAGAATCACCAATTAACTTTTTATCTTATGTTAAAAAACCACTAACAGATAAGTTCAAACACTTTGGAACAAGAATGAGAATTATTGGAAAGGTTGAAAGCGGTCTATCTAACTCACAGTCAGCAGTTGGAAATACAACATACTACGTTGTTCCAGGAACTACACCAGATAAAAATATCAATGTGTCAGGAGGATCTGGAGGGCTTGCAGTTTTGCTAAACCCAGAAACTAATGTAGGATATTATTTTGAAATCATAGCACTAGGATCAAACAATATCAGTTCTAATTCAAAAGCAAATGTAAACAACATTATGTTTTATAAGATAAAAAAAGATTCTTCTAGCAACAAAGCGGTTCCGATCAAACTTTGGGAAGGCTTGGGCAGCATAATTGTAGACAATGGATTGTTTACTGGCCAATACAGAATGGCATCTGAACAAAACCCAACAGTCTATGATCTTGCAGTCGAATATATTGACATTGGCAATATTAGAAGATTCTACCTATACATAAACGGAGTACTAATAAAGACTGTTGATGATGCATCTCCACTACCAACATACAACAACATGGCTTTATTTACCCGTGGTTCATCAAAGATAATGTTTGAAAATATATATGCGTTAACAACAAACTATAGTCAAAACACTTCCAACATTCTTGAAACACCAGTTCAGTCTGTATATGGAGACGACTCTGTAGATGTTCATGAATCATTTAAAAAATATGCTCTAAGCGGTATGATTCAAAACACATACCTTTCAGGCATTGATCCATCACAGCCACCAAAGTATAATATATATTTTGAAGAGTTTGGAACAATTATGAGAGAGTGTGCAACATTTAACGTTAAGTATGACAAGGCCTATCCAGCGCTATACGCAAAACTATCTCCAACTTTTAACTCACTAAAAACATATTCAGTATCTGGATTTAGGGCTGGGTCATATGGGGCAGAGTTTATGGTATTTAATGCAACAGATACCGCAATCAGTTTGGACTCATCAAGTGGAAATTATTTAAGAATACAGGGCGTAACCTTTACGCAGCAAAGTGCTAATAAGTTGACAGTCGATGAATTTTTTAATAAGGGCAGTGATTTTTCTGATCCACAGTTTACTGGCTCAAGTCTTGTGTCATCTCCGTTTAAAGTAAAGAAGCAATATGAAGGAATCAAGTTAAGCAGAATGCTTCATGGTAATAAAGATTTTTCTTTAGATGTTCCATATGTTCAATCTTCAGACGAAGCAAACTCTCTTATGTCTTGGCTAACGCAAAGAATTATGAAGCCCAGAAACTCTATTGGACTTAAGATCTTTTCATTACCAACAATGCAACTAGGAGATATTGTAAAGATCGATTACTTAGATAACGATATTGATGTCTTAGACTCAAAAAATAAAAGATACGTTGTATATAGCATAGACTACACTAGATCTGTATCAGGTCCAGACATGACAGTATACTTGGGGGAAATATAAAATGGCAGTAGAAGCAACACCAACTACACCTGCATCCAGCAGCGCAGCATCTCAAAGTGCTGTCAAGATACCAACGCCAGACCTAGTTCTTTTTGGCACTGCCCCAATGCCAATTGAGGTAATGAGTGATCTAATATTTGAAGATATCGGTGGGATAGAGTTACTAAGCCTATCAAGATCAGACATGGTAAATGGACAAGATATCCTGTACTCTCCAATCAGGAACTTAAGTAGCATATTCTTTCAGTACAACCCACTAAACCTGATTGCGATGCAAGGAACAATTCAATCAACATTTGATGCTTTCCCCTTAAAGTTTGAAAAATACGTTCCAGAAAACGGAAATGGTCCAGATGGGGCCATTGTCTATATTGATAGCGCTACGGGAGACCTAGTCATCAATGTTGTCAATTTGGGTAGTGACGAAAATGTACGTGTTGAAATTCAGGTAAATGGGACCAAGTATAATGCTACAATATATGGGGCGGGATAAATATGATAACTAACACAGGCAAAAGCATACTAGCAAAATACCTTATAGGGCAGGCACCAGCCTATGCCTCATATATTGCTATAGGCTGTGGACCAAGACCAGTTGATTCGGGTCACGCATTTACAAATCAAGAGGTCTCTAGTATGAGCAATAAAACTAGTCTTGACTTTGAAATGCAAAGAGTTCCAATTACATCAAGAGGATATGTAAAAGAGAATGGTGTCTCTAAGATTGTATTTACTGCAGAACTAGACTCTACTCCACGATATGAGATATCAGAAGTTGGAGTTTTCTCTGTTGGATCAAACACTGCAAACGGAGCCTATGACAGCAAGTCTTTATTTTCATTTTCTAATAATGAAAATTGGAAACTGTATACCCCAGGAACTGGCTCTGGGCTGATTACGGAAATTCCACAAATTCTAGATCCACTTAGTACAAACACAGCCACAACTGCTGTAACAAATAATATTTTAGGTTCTTATAATGTTGGCACAAATGGAGCACTTGTTGAGTGTCCAGTCATAAAAACAAGTGCAGAGAATACTATTTTCAACTCAAGCGTTAGAATTGCAAGAAATGAAAGATCTAGATTTTTAAATGAAACGGTTTTGGTGCGGGGAGATTCAGCAACAATAACAAAGACTGGTACAAGGCTATCAGCCTCAGCAACATCAAAGTGTTTGATATACACTGGAGTCTCTATTGATCTTACAAGAAACTCGCCAGTTGATGAACTAAAACTTGCCTTTTCAATTGTTAATAAAAATGAAACTGGATTAGATCCAGAAAAGTTTAAAATTATTCTAGAGTTTGCATCAACAGATGGAACACAAACAGCAAGAATGGAGATAGACTCGGATGATATGTCTATAGATCTTTCTTCAAATAGATATTTTGTTGTAACAAAACAACTACAAGAACTATTCTATAACTCTGGTCTAACCCCATTCTCTTGGAACTCTGTAAACTTAGTAAAGGCTTATGCCTCAGTATTTAGAAAAAATTCAGAGAATGTTTACGTTGTTTCATCAGACTACTACGTATCTTTTGACGGTCTTCGTTTAGATAATAAATCAACATCTAATCCATTATACGGACTGACTGGATACTCTGTTGTTAAAAATGTAGATTCAAAGCCAATCGTAAAGCAGACATCTTACTCTGGGTATATAGAATTTAGATTTGCTATAGAGGTGCAATGATGGCAAATCCAGATTCAGGCATTAAGAATATTATAATCCAAAAAAAAGATCTACCAGCATATGATGGAAAGAATAGTTCTTATACAATAAGATATAAAGTAGTTTCTTCTGATGGAAATAGATCATCGCACTGGTCTCCACAAAGAAGTATGATAGTTGCAAAACCAGCAAACATGAACTTTAATGTTGCCGTTTCTGGTCCAAATGTTATAGCGGTTTGGGACCACTCAAGTGGAAAAATTTCTGATAAGTTTGATGTTTATGTCAAGTGGTCTGGAGATACAGACTGGTCTTTTGTTACAACTGTGTCATCATCTTATTTTGCAACTTTAAAGAAACAGGCAAAAACTACCGTACAGGTTGCAGTACAGCAAGAGACTTATCAAAAACAAAGATTCGAAAATTCAACTTTATGGGAAAGCGGAGTTATATCACTGGCCTAGTGGTATAATTAAGTATGGCAAAAATACCCCTACCTGAGCGTGGTCAACCGCTAGATGTTACATATGTATACCAGATGGCTAATGCTATTAATGATCTTGCATCTGCAATTTCTCCTTCAACATACAAGTATGTAACTGTTGATGCTGGCTCTGCTGGCAAACAGAGTGTAAGAACTTCAGAGGCAAGAATGATTGGTGGATATGTATCAATTAATAATAATACATCTGTAACCGCTTCAGAAGAAAAAGATTTTTCATATGACTTTTCAACAGATTTTAAATATGCTCCAATAGTTGTTGCAACTGTTGTGAATGCAGGAGGAACCGATGCTGGTCGTGATATGTCGGTAGTTATTAAACCACCATCTACAAACAAGGTTGAGGGATCTGTCCGATTTAACAAAGGCGGTATTGTAACTGCTGGAGTTAATCTTATTATCATCGGCATACCAAATTAATGCTGAGATGCTTAAAATGCAAAGGAAGAATGTTCTTAGACAGGATATATTCATCTCCAATGCATCTCGAATCATATTGCATGCTCTGTGGATCTAGAAGGTTTTTTAATCCACCTAATAGTTCGGAAGAGGGAAGATGGCTACTAAAAAAGGAACTACAGAGGTCGAAGGCTACAATCTCCTCCCTGTAATTCCTGGCAATAAAAAAGTTTGGTTTTTAAATAAAGACCTTGTTCGCATATATCATTACAACCAATCCAATGGCATTATGTCTGTTTATAATATTACAAAAGATCAAATCGAAAGTTGTTTAATTAGTGATTTTAAAAATAAAAGAGAACGAGCATATACTGTAGGCCAGACTGCTGATTTAGTTAATCGTCATAAAAAATATATGCCATCATTAATGAAACGAGGAGTCATTCCATTCCCTACGGGGTCACAGAAAGGCGGGGACAGGGGATGGCAAGTAAGATCCTATTACTCAGAATCCCAAGTAAGAGAGATTCGTGATATACTTGCTACACACCACATTGGTAGACCAAGAAAAGATAATTTAATAACAAACGATATAACACCCACAAAGGCTGAATTGACAAGGCGAATGGGGGATGGTATACTTAAATATACGAAAACTGAAGATGGACGATTTATTCCAATTTGGAACGAATCAATTAATTAAGGGGTATAGGATGAATAACGAAGAAACTAAGGTATCTGTAACATTAGGATACACGCTTAACCTGGGAAATTTTCAGTCGCTTAGACTGGATCTTGGGGTTGTTGACAATCGCAAAAATGGAGAAACAGTTGACCAAGCCTTTGAGCGTGTTTATAAGTTTGTTGAAGACAAACTGACTACTAAAATTAACGAAGCAAAGTCTGAAATAAACGAGTAATGGCCGAACGCAAAGACCGAATGGCTTTGCTTTCAAGATACAGTAAGTATCACACAGCAAGGTACGAGTCAAAGCCATCACTGAATTTAAACGTTGAACAATGGGCTTCCGACGCACTCGTAGAGTCCTACGGAATAGGGGAATGCTATGATTTACTTGAGTACTATTTTAGTGTTGCTTCCTCTCCTTCTTGGAATTACTTTGCATACAATGCAGAGAAAATATTACAAGCAAGACTAGATAAGAAAAAAGACGACAAGGAACGACTAGAGCGCAGGGCAAAAGCAAAGGAGTGGCTAAGTGAGTAATACAGAGTCAAAATTGATTTCTGCAGTATTGAAAGACAAACAAGCCCATGTTCTACTTCAAGCCAACATTGATTCAATTCTCAGAACCCACGGAGACATTTGGACATTTATCCGAAAGTACTTTGAGGCTAATGGTTCTACCCCTCCAGTTAGTTTGGTTGTTGAGAAATTTAGAGACTTCTCCCCCACAGAAGAGATTGGTGCAACAAAGCACCACCTAGAAGAGTTACGTGCAGAATATTTAACAGATAGCCTTAAAGATATAATAAGATCAGCAGCATCGGATGTTCAGTCTGGTAATGGTCCAGAGGCTCTAGACTCTTTGATCACATCTACATCAGCATTAAAAAAGAATACATCCGCAATCCGTGATATTGATGTTACTGACCTAGAGTCTGCAGTCGCATACTTTGAAAGTGTAAAGAAGATGCAGGCTTTAGGACATGTAGGCATTAAGACTGGTCTTCCAGGTTTTGATAATTACCTGCCTTCTGGAATCATGCCAGGGCAGTTGGGAGTCTTCCTTGCATACCCAGGTATTGGAAAGTCCTGGTTGGCTCTCTACTTCGCCGTACAGGCCTGGAAACAGGGTCGTAGCCCAATGGTCATCAGTCTTGAAATGAGTGAAACAGAGGTTCGTAACCGTGTGTTTACTATCATGGGTGAGGGCCGTTGGTCACACAGAAAAATTAGTAATGGCGAAATTGAGATTGAAATGCTTAAAGAGTGGCATGCAAAGAATCTTCAGGGAAAGCCAGAGTTTCATATTATATCAAATGATAGTGGTGGAGAAATTAACCCATCAGTTCTTCGTGGAAAGATTGATCAATACAAGCCAGACTTTGTAATTGTTGACTATCTTCAGTTGATGGCTCCCAATCAGAAGTCAGATAATGAAACGGTAAGAATGAAGAACTTATCACGAGAACTTAAACTAATGGCAATTGGAGAAGAAGTTCCTATTATTGCAATTTCATCCGCTACCCCTGATGATGCCAACGACCTAAACAGCGTTCCAACACTTGGTCAAACATCTTGGTCTAGACAAATTGCCTACGATGCTGACTGGGTTCTTGCCCTTGGCCGTGCTACAAACAGCGACATTATTGAATGTGCTTTTCGTAAAAATCGTAATGGATATATGGGGGACTTCCTAGTTCAGTGTGATTTTGACAAGGGATACTACAGATACAAAGACTTTGAGGATAAGTAAACATATGGGTATAATTAATGTATGGCAAACGTACATCATAAACCCATCAAGCGATTTAACCTCTCAGGGGTTATTCACGATGAGTCAGCCCTAGCCAGACTTAAACAGGAGTATGTTAGACTGCTGGTATCAGAAATGAAACTAACAGGGTACGTTCCAAGGCTTGACATAGAAGTAGATTTTACGGTAGACTATAATAGTAAGAAGAAGTATTTTGAGTTTGAAATCACGGTACATGGAATATACGTAGGAAGAAAGCAGAGCGAATGGATAGATGGAATAGACGGGCACAAGGTGATTTATACACCGCCGAACAAATTAAAAGAGTCCTCACGGGCGCAGGCATTGAAGTCGAATCTGACTTAGATTTAAACTACATTATATTTTGCCCTTTCCATAATAACAGTCGCACCCCAGCAGGAGAGGTCCACAAAGAGAATGGATTGTTTTTCTGTTTCTCTTGTCAGAAGACCGCACCTCTTATTGAAGTTGTCATGCATTCGTCTGGCAGATCATATTTTGAGGCAGCCAGATTTATAAAATCAAAAGAAGGTGAAACTAACCTTGAAGCAGAAGTACAGAAACAACTATACGCAAAGCCAGAATTCATTCCGTTTGACGAGGTAGTCTTAAAGCGCTTATACAACGGCTTACTGGTTTCCGATAGAGCAAAAAACTATTTTAAGTATAGGAAAATAAATACAGATTCCTGGTCAAAGTTTTCTTTGGGATACTCTATTAAGCAGGACATGGTTACCGTCCCAGTTCATAGTCCAGAAGGAATTCCTATAGGTTTTGTTGGAAGATCTGTTGAGGGCAAGGAGTTTAAAAATACTCCAGGTCTACCAAAAGCAAAGACTTTATTTAATTTGCATAGAGTAAAGACGTCTGATAATGTCTATATAGTTGAGTCATCATTTGACGCTATTAGGCTAGATCAAGTTGGCATCCCAGCAGTAGCAACCCTTGGGGCAAATGTATCTAAGGCGCAAGTAGAATTGCTTCAGAAATATTTCAACAACATTATAGTTGTTGCAGATAATGATGAAGCGGGAGGAAATATGAAAGACAGGATAATTGAAAAACTTGGATCTCGTGTTTCCGTTATAAAGTTAGATAAACAATATAAAGACATAGGCGACATGGATGACGATTCAATTGCTGGGTTACAGTTCCAGTTTGACAAATCTATCATGTCTATGCTAAACTAAGATAACAACACAAAGGAGAATAATATGAGCGTAGTAAAGGGACTAAAAGCAATCAATGCCCTGCTCGATAAGCCAAAGTATGATGAAAACTCACCGAAGGTCAAGTGGCTAAAACTTGCTGACGGTCAAGCAGTAAAGATTCGTTTTATTGAAGAATTAGACGATGAATCTGCAAACTACAACGAAGGTCGTGGACTTGCACTTGTAGTTAAAGAACACACAAATCCAAAGGACTATAAGCGCAAGGCTGTAGACACAATGGAATCAGAAGGCCGTGACTGGGCTGAAGAGATGCACCGCAAAGATCCAAAGGCTGGATGGCGAGCACGTCTTCGTTTCTATTGCAACGTTCTCGTTGACGATGGAATTGAAAAGCCATATGTTGCAATTTGGTCAATGGGTGTTAGTAAGCAATCAGCATTCAATACAATTCGTGAGTATGCCCTAGAAACAGGAAGCATCTCAAATCTTGTTTGGAAGGTAAAGCGTAATGGTCAGGGAACTGAAACAAGTTACACTTTGATTCCATCTGCACCAGATAAGGAACCGTTCAACTGGGAAGGTACAGAGCCATACCCTCTTGAACTTGCACTTCGTAACATTCCTTACGCAGAACAAGAAGCATTCTACTTGGGCTTTGATGGCCCAACAACCACATCTGCAACAAACGCAGACTGGTAAGAATGAACTACGTAGGTTTACACGTCCACACACACTATTCATTATTTGATGGTGTTGCTACTCCAGAAGAATACGTTGACCGTGCAGTTGAGTTGGGGATGCCAGCAATTGCTATCACCGACCACGGTACTTTATCTGGGCACAGGGAACTGCACCGTGTTGCAAAAGCAAAGGGCGTTAAACCGATTCTAGGTCTAGAAGGATACATGTGTGCAGATATATCTGATACACGAGATAAATCTGAAAGAGAAGGTCAACAAGATCTTGTCTATAATCACATTATCCTTCTAGCCAAGAATAAAATTGGTTTAGAAAACTTAAATAAGATTAGCGAATTATCTTGGACTGATGGATTCTTTAAAAAGCCAAGGTTTGACTTTACAATATTAGAAAAATACAAAGAGGGAATTATTGTAACCTCTGCCTGCCCAAGTAGCGTTTTGGTCAAGGCATTAGAAGAAGAAGAGTTTGCACTTGCCAAGAAGTATATCTCCTGGTTTAAAGATCGTTTTGGAGATGACTACTACATTGAGGTAATGCCCCACAACGAAGCAAGTATAAATAAGCATCTTATTGCTTTAGCAGATGAATTTAATATTAAAGTTGTTGTGACTCCAGACTGTCACCACGTTGACCCATCACAAAAAGAAATTCAAGAATTTAAATTATTAATGAACACCCACGGCAAAATAAGTAAAGATACAACATATGCAAAGTCAGCAAAGATCGAATCTATGATGGAGCGCCTTGACTACCTATACGGAGAAGATCGACAAATAACATTTAATAAATTTGATATCCACCTTTTATCTTATGATGAGATTAAGGCTGCCATGGAATTGCAGGGGATAGATAGGGCAGACATATACTCAAACACACTACTATTGGCAGATACAGTAGAAGACTATGGTATAGAAGAAGGCTTAAATCTACTTCCAGTACAGTATAAGAGTCCAGACAAACAATTACGAAAGATTGCATTTGAGGGTTTAGAGTTAAAGGGGTTGTCGGATAATGAAGAATATGTTGCTAGAGTTGAAGAAGAATTAGAGATTATTAAAAATAAAAAGTTTGCTCCATACTTCCTTGTTGTTCAGAGCATGATTGCTTGGGCAAAGAAGGAAGGCATTATGGTTGGTCCAGGGCGTGGATCTGCAGCAGGTTCTTTAGTATGCTACACACTCGGAATAACAGATGTTGATCCATTAAAGTATGGACTGCTGTTCTTTCGTTTTATTAATCCAGATCGTAATGACTTTCCAGATATTGATACGGACATTCAAGACTCTCGCCGTGATGAGGTTAAAGACTATCTAGTTAGACAATATAGGCACGTTGCATCCATTGCTACGTTCTTACAGTTTAAAGATAAAGGAGTCGTACGAGATGTTGCAAGAGTATTAAATATTCCACTAACAGATGTTAACAAGGTTTTAAAGATGGTTGACACTTGGGACGAATACTGTACTTCAAAATCAACTAGAGAGTTTAGAGAAAAATATCCAGAGGTGGAGATGTATGGAGAGCAATTACGTGGTCGAATTAGGGGTACTGGTATTCACGCTGCAGGAGTTGTTACTAGTAAAGATCCAATCTTTAGGTATGCGCCGATGGAAACTCGTTCTTCTCCTGGATCTGACGATAGGATTCCAGTGGTTGGAGTCGACATGGAAGAAGCGGAAAGAATTGGACTAATTAAGATTGACGCACTTGGACTAAAGACGCTAAGCGTTATTCAGGATGCAGTTGCAATGATTAAAGAAAACCACTATAAGGATATTAATTTAGACTCTCTTGATCTTGCAGATCCAAAAGTTTATGAAATGCTTTCTGATGGATACACTAAAGGTGTATTCCAGTGTGAAGCAACTCCATATACAAACCTTCTTATAAAAATGGGGGTAAAGAATTTTAACGAACTTGCTGCATCTAACGCACTAGTTAGACCAGGAGCAATGAATACAATTGGCAAAGACTATATTGCACGTAAGCATGGAAAGCAAAACGTTTCTTATAGTCACCAAATTATGAAACCATTCACGGAGGACACTTATGGCTGCATCCTATACCAAGAGCAAGTTATGCAAGCATGCGTACACCTTGGACAAATGTCCATGTCGGAAGCAGATAAAGTTAGAAAAATCATTGGAAAGAAAAAAGATGCTAAAGACTTTGACGAGTTCAAAGAAAGGTTTGTCGAGGGTGCTTCTGCCTTTATTAGTCCCAATCAGGCTCGTGATCTATGGCACGACTTCGAAGCGCATGCTGGGTACTCGTTCAACAAGTCTCATGCGGTTGCTTACTCTACGCTCTCGTATTGGACGGCGTGGCTAAAGTATTATTATCCACTTGAGTTTATGTTTGCTCTTCTAAAGAATGAGAAAGACAAAGACAATAGAACTGGATATCTTATTGAGGCAAAGCGTATGGGTATTTCAGTAAAACTTCCACACATCAACGACTCCGACTTTGACTTTAAAATTGAAGGCAAGGGTATTAGGTTTGGACTTACTGCAATTAAGTATATTTCTAATAACATTGCTGAAAAATATATTGCTGCTAGACCTTTTAAATCTTATAAGGAAGTAGAAGAGTTTACTTTTACAAAAGGTAATGGAGTTAATAGCCGTGCACTACAGGCTATGAATATGATTGGCGCACTAACATTTCCAGACAATGAAAGAAATGATACTCAGATTAAAGAAAACCTTTACGAGTATTTAAACCTTCCAGAATTTAATATTACTATTCCCTCACACTATTACGCATTTATTCAGGACGTGTGTGATTTTGAAGAGAAGGGATCTTATATCCTTCTAGGTATGGTAAAATCAATTAAGCGAGGAACAGGATGGTCACGAGTTGAAGTTTTGGACAAGACTGGGAGTGTTGGTATATTTGATGAAGAAGCAACCACTATTGAGACTGGTCGTACTTATCTTATTCTTGCAAACGATAATAGGATTGTATCTGCAGTTCCTGCTGATGAAATAAAAACATCAAGCAATGCGCTGGTAAAGTTTCTTAGTTACAAGCAGTTACCTTTTACAGAGGAGGAAATGTTTGTGGTATCCTTTAAACCAAGGATTACAAAAACTGGAAAGAAGATGGCATCATTAACACTTGCTGACACATCTAGAGATCTTCACTCTATCACGGTATTCCCTACATCTTTTGCTAGGGCATACATGAATCTAGAAGAAGGAAAGTCTTATAAATTTAGTTTTGGAAAGACAAAAGACGGGACAGTTACATTGGAGGATATACATGTCGGTTAGTTTAGAAGAAGCGTTTGCACAACTAGATCCAAAGTTGAGAAAGAAATTAGGCACTGGTGTTGGAGTTTCGTATGAATTTCAGCCAACGCCAAGTTTTGGATTAAATAAGGCTCTTGGCGGTGGCTTGCCATACGGAAGACAAGTTCTTATTTGGGGATCAAAGTCCTCTGCAAAGTCTTCTATGTGTCTTCAGATGATTGCTCTGGCCCAGGCAGAAGGAAAGTTATGTGCTTGGATTGATTCAGAAATGTCATACTCAGAAGATTGGGCTAGACAACTCGGGGTAGATCCAGAAAAATTAATCTACTCACAGGCAAGAACTATCAGTGATATGGTAGACGTAGGCGTTGGATTAATGAATGCTGGAGTAGACTTAATTGTGGTAGACTCTATTACATCAATGCTTCCAGCAATCTATTTTGAAAAAGATACTGATGAGATGAAGGCCTTGGAAAATACAAAACAGATTGGAGCAGAATCCCGTGACTTTAGCAATGCATGGAAGATGCTTAACTATGCTAATAATAAAGTTAAGCCTACTCTGCTTGTGCTTATTAGTCAGTCTCGCAATAATATTAATGCTATGTATACTAGTCAGCAGCCTTCTGGTGGTCAGGCTACTAAGTTTTATTCCTCTTGCATTATTAAGTTATTTAGTTCCGAGTCCGACAATCAGGCGATTAAAGGAAAGATTAAGGTAGGAGATAAGTTGATTGAGGAAAAAGTTGGAAGAAAGATTAAGTGGGAACTTCAGTTCTCAAAAACTTCTCCAGGCTTTCAATCAGGAGAATATGATTTCTATTTCAGAGGAGACTCAATCGGCCTAGATGCAGTTGGAGATCTTGTTGATACAGCAGAACTAGTAGGCTTAGTTGAAAGAACTGGTGCGTGGTATTTACTTCCAGATGGAACTAAGGTTCAGGGTAGAGATGGCTTTATCAATCGTGTTAGAGAAGATCTTGACTTGCAGGATGATCTAAAGAAAAAGTTGTCTTGATGAGCAGATTGTTATAAATGGCTTCGTATACAGTTTATTCTGGACAGTGGGTTTGCCATACCTGCAAAGTAATTGTTCCAACGCTAAGATGTTATGCTGAAACAAAGACATTAACTTGGATGTGTAAAGATAAGCACTTAACAACAGTGTATCTTGGAAGAAGAAAGAAGAGTGACTTTGACGGAGAAGAGTGAAAGTAAAAGAATAGGTGCCAAGCAGCACAAGAATTCTGGTCGAGGAACCCATAAAGGTGATGCCTCCTGGGAAAACTTTACTGTAGATTTTAAAGAGGTTGGAAAATCTTTTACATTAAATAAAGCGGTATGGGCAAAGGCAACAACAGATGCCATTAAGAATGGCAATGATCCAGCAATTATTGTTATTATTGGAGAGGGCAATGCCAAAGTAAGACTTGCAGTAATTGAGATGAGTATATTAGAGCAGATTGTGGATGGTGTATAATATAATTATGAGAAATAATCAGATCGATAATGTATTTACCTCAGATGAAATTAAAGAAATTCAAGAGGCAATAGATAAAGAACTTGCTACCCGTGAGATTGTTGAGTGGGATGACGCCGTAGATAGTAATTGGCATGAGAAAAAAATTATAAGAATAAAGAGAAATAACCTTGGCAGACTTGACATAAATGAACTTCAACTGCCATCGCATATTGTTAATAAGGTTGTAAGTTTAGCAAAAGAAAATTGTCAATTAGATTTAAAAATTGAAAGACTTATAAGTGTTACATATGCAGAATATAATTTAAAGTATGGTCAGCCAATCCTTGAGGTACATAAGGATCGGGACCCAATCAGGAACGGAGAGATAACCCATACAGGAGGAGCAGGTGTTGTTTTAACATATCAACTCGACTCAAACATTTCTTGGCAGGTCGGAAGCAATAAAGACCTTTACACAATACCAGATAATGGAATCTTAATGCTTTATCCAAGACAGGATTATCACTGGAGAACAATTAGAAAATGGAACGAAGGAGATTTTGTAAAGGTTTTATTCTTTGAAATGTTTACTCCAAATTCTCCAAAAGTTATTGATGATAAAAAACTTGAACAAGAAATTAGAGATTTTAGACGAGACATAGGAGAAAAAATATGAAATACGATGAAGCAAATGAGATAGTTGACAATGTTTTAACTGAGCAAGAAATTCAAGAAATATATAAAATGCTTGAGACTCCCTCTCAACAGTATGTAATGAAAAGATTTAATCAAAAAATTTCTGATTTTAAATTGCCAGAAGGAGTTGAAAGAAAAGTAATAAAGTATTGTGAAAACATTTCTGGAGAAACTGGCTTGATGATATCTGAGTATCAATTTGCAAGATATACGAATATTGTAAATGAAGATGGATCAATTGGCGCACCATTTCTTTCCCCACACTACGATGAAACATTCAAAGAGCCTAGGTTTACATTTGACTACCAAATGAAATCCAATACTTCTTGGCCCTTAGTAGTTGAAGAGCGTGAGTATGCCTTGGAGGATAATCAGGCTTTGACATTTTCTGGAACGCACCAGATTCATTGGAGAACTAAAAAAATATTCTCTAGCGAAGACTTTGTTGATATGATCTTTTTTCACTTAAGAAAAACTGATGCAAAGCCAAAGGGTGCAGAAGTTAATGCCGAGATGAACGAAAAGGCAAAGCACTTTATTAAAATATATGAGGGACAGTAATGGCTGAGTTACACAAATACCTTACGGGGTTTGAGAAATATAATCAGCCACTTCCTTTTTATATAGACAACCTTTTTACATCAGATCAAGATAAAAAAATTAGAGATCTAATTGAAACTAATCGTGAAATTGAACCATTTATTATTGGGGACAGGATCGAAGATGGGTATATTAGAACTTCTGAATTTAGAAGTAGGTTTCAGCCAAAGATAGCAAA